CAGTACAGGCCCGCCGTCCAGGTGGACCCGGTGACGGCGCGGGACACTCTCTCGGAACTGCGCCAGCTCGCCAGCTCTGGGCCCGGTGGACCAGTGGACCCGGTCCAGGACCAGGGCGCGGCGGCGGTAGCGGAGGCCGAGCGGCTGTTGGGGACCAGAGCTGCACCTGGTCCAGGACTCCGCCCTATAGAGGCGGAGCACTGGGGGACCGGAGAAACAGCGGCAAGCGGCGGAAGTGGACCGGAACCAGCGGACCAGGAGCCAGGTGGCGAGGCGGTGATTTAATGGAAGCGGGCGCGCGGACCCCCGGCATGGCTTGGCGCGCGTGGGTTTATTTAAGTACCTACCCTCGACAATTCATTTTCTGCAAAAGGAGCCTTCGATGTCAGACAGCCAGCTAAAGCGCCAGCCCCGATCGTTGTGTGAATACTTCTCGCAGTTCGAGGAGTACGAGGGCACTGTTTGGTATGACGGGGATGGGGAATTCGATGCAGCGTTCGTAGGGTTTGCCTGGCAGGCTTCTGTGGGGCCGATCGTGGTCTATGACCAGGACAAGGTGTTGGACATCATGGTGGCTACGAGGGAGTACGACGGGGACGAGCCGATGATCGATGCTCTGGATGATTTTGGGGTGAACGTGCAGGGGACGTATGCCGGTGAGCGCACCCCCATCTTCCTGACTTACGTGGAAGACGGGGCAGTGGAGGATATCTTGAAGCGTCAGTCAGTGGCCTCATTGAGTGGGTGGTCTATGGAGATAGCTGCTGAGGGGGTCACAGAGATCAACTGATGCCGTTAGCACCCGCCATAGTCGATTATTTGTTTGACAAGGTGCAGTTTGAGCCTACCGAGTTGCAGCGTGGGATCTTGGGTAGTCGCAAGCGGTATGTGTTGGTGAGTGGTGGTGAGCAGGCTGGGAAGAGCATGGTGGCGAGTAAGTATCTGCTCAGTCGGTTCATGGAGACGGAGGGGCCTGGGTTGTACTGGTTGGTAGCAGCGGACTATGAGCGTACACGCGCTGAGTTTGATTACTTGGTGGGTGATTTCGCTGCGTTAGGGGTTCTTGCTGAGTCTAGCAAGCGTGTTGATCCGGGGCGGATCGTGTTGGCAGATGGGACGAGGATCGAGACCAAGAGCGGTAAGGACCCTCGCACATTGGCTATGCGGGCACCTAACGGGATAGTGGGCTGTGAGGCTAGTCAGTTGGATCATGAGACGTTCTACCGGATTCGGAGCAGGTTAGCGCCGAAGAAGGGGTGGATGTTCTTGAGTGGGACTATGGAGGGTTCTTTGGGTTGGTACCCGCAGTTGGCCACAGCGTGGCAGGCGGGTGCTGGGGATGAGCAGAGTTTCACTTTGCCTAGTTGGAGTAACCATCATCTTTACCCTGGTGGCAAAGATGATCCGGAGATAGTGGCTCTGAAGGATAACAGTCCGGACGAGTTCTTTTTGGAGCGTATCGAGGGGATACCTTGCCCGCCTACCGGGTTGGTATTCACGGAGTTTAGGGCTGACTTGCATCTGGAGGATGTGAAGTACGAGCCGGGGTTGCCGGTGCATATCTGGATGGACCCTGGGTATGCGGGGGCGTATGCGGTCGAGGTTGTGCAGATCGTAGATGAGCAGGTGCGTGTGATCGATGAGGTCTACGAAAGAGGGCTTGTTACAGACGAGATCATCAGGGTGTGTCAGTCCCGGGAGTGGTGGCAGGACGTTCAATATGGGGCGATTGATGTGGCTGGTAATCAGCATCAGGCTATGGCGGCGCCGACTGAGGTGTGGTTGAAGCAGACTGGTTTATATCTTGCGAATCAGCGTGTGCGTATCAACGAGGGCACAGAGCGGAGGGCACAGAGCGTCTCAAGGCTTTTTTCAAGCCAGACCCGCTCAGTGGCAGGCCGAAGATAGTGATCTCTCCCCGGGCGGCTGGGGTATTGAGTGAGCTTGGGGCTGCGCCGAACCCATTCGATGGGCAGACGCGGGTTTACAAGTGGAAGACCGACCGTGACGGGAACATCGTGGGGCAGAGTCCGGAGGACAAATATAACCACGGGGTTAAAGCGCTTATATACGGGATTGTGGATAGGTTCGGCTATGGGGTTATCCGTGATCGTGAGCGTATCAAGGTGAAACGGTGGTGATGTTGAATGGCTAAATCTGATTGCGATCCAGACGAGATCATGCAGGCTGTCCAGCGTCACGAGGATGAGACGGAGTCCTTACGTGAGCGGATGGAAGAGGACTATGACCTTTATCGTTTGACGCCATATGACGCAGGTGATGGTTATCAGTCTTACACCAGTAATGAGCCGCAGACGTATGCGGACAAGATAATCGGTTGGATGTCTGCTCACAGGTTGATCGTGAGCGTTCCCCACCGTGGAGATGCGTTGCAGGAGCGTGAGCGTAACGACCAGAAAGAGAGGTTCTTGATCGGGCTTTTGAAGGCTGTTGATGAAGAGCTGACCATGAACCAGCTTGAGCCCAGGTTGCAGCAGACGTTGTCATCGATGATCTGTCTGCGTGGTTGGTATGCCGGTCGTGCTTTATTGGCCAAGGATGAGGATGACGAGTCGACATATGTGAGTGTTCAGCCCTGGGACCCGATGCACACGTACTGGAGTCTTGGCCGACGTGGGTTGGATTGGGCTTGTTACAAGGTCAGGCGCACATTGCAGGAGATACGTGCTGAGTATCCCGATTTTGAGCTTGACGAATGGACTATCGGTAATGAGAACCCTGACGAGTTCGGGTTGGACGTCTATGACTATTACGACCGGACAGAGAATTGTGTGGTTATCCAGGGCAAGTTCGCCAAGAAGCCGCAGGAGCACGGATCCAAGAGAGTGCCGGTGTTCCTGGGGATGGTTGGGGCTATGCCTCGTGTCCAGGGGCGTTTCAACGGGCGTTTAGACCCCGACATGATGGCTGAGTACGGAGAGAGTCTGTTCCGTTCCAACCGGGGGTTGTACGACAAACACAACTTCACCATGTCCGTGATGATGGAGATGGTGGCCAGGGCGCAGAAGCAGACCGTATTGGTGCGTTCCAGGGACGGTTCCAAGTCTCTGGATGAAGACCCGTATGTGGCTGGTAGTGAGATAAGCCTGGCAGAGGGTGAGAATGTCGAGCCTTTGGGCTTACTTGAGGTAGCTCGAGAGACCGGGGCTTACATGGGTCTGGTCTCTGGCGAGCTGCAGCGTGGTTCCTTGCCACATTCTGTGCATGGGGAGTTGGAGTTCCAGCTCTCTGGTTTCGCCATCAATACGCTGAGGCAGGGCATCCAGACAGTGCTTGAGCCCCGTCTGGACGCTATGAGGACCTGCTACACGCAGATATGCAACATGCTGTCTGACCAGTATGCGACCGGCGCTTTCGACGCGATGGAGCTTTCTGGTTTTGCGAACAATCGGCAGTGGTTCAGCGAAGAGATCACCTACGACATGATCGAGGGCGTAGGCGCCCCTGAGATCGATTTCGTAGGCAATCTGCCGCAGGACGAGATGTCCAAGATGTCGATGGCTCAGATGGCTCGTGAGGGCCAGACGCCGCTTCTGGATGACCGGACGATACGTGATGAGATCCTGGGTCTCCAGTCTGCTGACGAGGTAGAGAACCAGATCAAGGAACAGATGGGTGAGCGGATGCTCCCGGAAGCTGCTATGTGGACGATCATGAAGGCCACAGAGGAACGTGGCAGGCCAGACCTGGCCCAGTTCTACATGGGCGCACTGATGGAGATATTGCAGCAAAAACAGATGATGCAGCAGCAGATGATGGCCGGGCCAGGTGCTGCTCCACCCAGCCCTGGCTCTCCCCCCGGTCCCCCTGGGCCTGGGGGTTTACCTCCTTCACCTGCGGGTCCAGGCGGGGCCGGTCCTGGTTTAAGACCGGAGGTCATGCCAAACGCCGGTCTGGGAGTCCCGCCTCCGATGCCTACTCCGCAGGGAGGGCCTAACGTCCCGGAGGGATCGCCAAGACCTGGCGGTCAGCAGGAAGTGGAAAGACTAAGAAGAATGGGCCTGTTCGGGCCGAGGGGTTAGAAGATGCCAATATCAGTGCAACAATTTGACGTAATCGCAGCAGTTAGTGGTATTAGAGAGGCTTTGCGACTTGCGGAAGAAGCAGGTGGCGTTACTGGCACTAGAGATGCGCCTACCCAGATGGATTTAGGTGCTCCAGATCCTAGCCGCCCTTATATAACTGGTGAGCTTACTGGTCAGGGTGGCCAATTTATGCCAGGCACTGTTGTAACTGATACCTCTCAGGGCATCGGTGCGGCTGGTACAGCAACCAGTGGGAATATCTTGGGAGGCGGTGGCCTTGCAGCAGATGTATATAGCCCTGAAGAGAGAAATCTGCAAGACATCATGAATATGTATCAAGGTGATACATCAAACCTGCCAGCGAACGCTCCTGCAGCAGTTCCTGCAGCAGGTTCTAATATGGTTCATGCGTATNACCCCCCAAATCACCCAACTGATCCTGGGGCATATGTCGGTTTCGTGTCAGCCGCTGATGCTGCTTTTGCGAATTATGTGGTTGGTGATGCACCTGGAGCGGCAACTAATGGAGCGGCAGCTAATGGCGCTCCTGGCGCTACAGTATCGCTGGACCAGTCGATATTAGACAAGGTCATGGCCGGGACTATCATCCCGACGTCAGACCTGGCACAGATAGAAAATGCAACTATCAGGGAACAAGCAGCTACTCAGTTAGCAAAACTGCTGGTTGCTGGACTTGGGAACACCCAGGCTGCCATACAAGAGATATCTTCCATCTATCAGCAATACATCGACCTTCCAGGCATGGAAGCGCTGAATTTCAATGACTGGGCTGTCAGTGCCGGTCTGGACTGGGCTCAGGTACCACCGCTTGAAGCACAGCCAGCAGTGAACGTAGATCCTGGCAGCATAGCTGACCCGATGTTTCTGGATGATGCTGGCGCAAGAGAAGCTGAAGGTTTTGGCAGTGTTTTAGATGAGCCGCCAGGTGATCCTCAAATGGTTGGCACAGAAGACACCATGTCGCTTGAGTACATCAATAAATTCCTTTCAGCCTTTCTGGATTCCTATCCCAATGACCCAGAAGCAGCTTTACAGGCTGC